GTAGATGTGTTTGAGGAGCCAGGTGGTCCTTACGGTTTCATCACAAGCATTGAGCTAGATCCTGACACCGGTGTTAGGCTGATAGAATACAGTACCTCTGGCGAACTGCCCAGCAACGCTGATATACCCACACTGGGTCTTAAGACTAACGACACCGGTGACGAGTTGTTCAGTAAGAACACACTGCTGAACGTAAGCACTGGTAACTCAGAAGCTCCTCGTGGACACTACGTGTACAATATAACTAATATAAACCGTGACGCGAAGCTTTCAGCTAAGGAGAACGATGGTACTCCTGATAAGACAACTGCTTATCTTACAACAATAAGTTGGTAGATTATGATTGAACTAGAACAAAGAGAGAAGCCAACAGTTCTTACATCAGGGTTTGGCCGTGTGTTCTACGCTTCAGGCAACAGGGTTTACTTCTCACGCCTTATAGCTGAAGACATTAACAACGCAGGTCGCTGCTACCAGAGTAATGACCCAACCTCTGATCAGATAAGCGATCTTCTCGATACAGATGGTGGAGAGCTGTTAGTCAACGGTGCTCAGAACATAACAGCTATGATCACGTACCGTAGCGGTTTGTTATTGTTTGCTCGTAACGGTGTATGGTATCTGTCAGGTCCTGATACAGGTTTCACAGCTACAGCGTACAGCTTAACTAAGCTAACGAGTAACGGTTTGTATGCACCGCTGTCTGTTGTAGATGTTGGTGACTCTGTGTTGTACGTTGGTGACAGTGCTATTCATCGTATCGTCACTAACGATCAAGGTAATCTATTCGAAGAAGACCTTACAACTAGCGTTATACAGACATACATGACTACGTTCTTAGCGATGAACATTCGTTCACTGTACGACAAGGTTAACAAGATTGTCTGGTTCATCCGTGAGACTAACAGGCAGATGTTGCAGTTAGACCTACGTACTCGTGCTTGGTATCCTCAGTTACTTGGTGACAAAGCAGGCTACAGCACTACAATGGGTGTTGCTTTAGACAGAGATACCGTGTTCGTTACTACGTACACAACTAATACAAGCACAAGTAGACCAGCTAGTCGTACGTACTTAGACTGGGGTGTTGGTTACAGTGCGTACCTTATGCCTTGGCCTGAGAGTCTTGGTAAGTTCAGCCATGTTAAGGCTATCTCTGGAATGACGGCTGTGTTCTCTAAGACAGAGACTCAGATAACAGGTTACACTGACCAGTACGTATTCGATTACCCAAGCAGCTGTATCTTCCAAGCAAGATGGGACCACGATAACACTAACGCATTCCGTAGGCACACCACGCCAGTGAATGTGTACCGTGTGTTCCGTCGTGGCTTTATACCAACCGATTATCCGTACACAATAGATGACGGGCAGACGTTAGTGTTCAGTAAGTTCCCCGTATCAGGTTCCGGCACGGCAGTTCAGTTCAGGTTCGAAGCGGAGGAGGGCAAAGACATGCGCCTTCTTGGATACAGTGTTGACTTCAAGATGAAGGGCAGACAATGAGAGAGAATCAATGGGTTGAGTACTTCGACCCTCACTTTGCCGTCGTAGCAGAGCAACACGCAGGCCGTGTGTTCTTGCACGTGCAGGTTAGAAAGTTTAACAAGAGTGTGCTGAAAGATATGTTCGATGTCCTTGAGGGTATGTTGTGGAAGTACAAAGCATTGTACGGTGTACGTATAGACGATAAGCAACAGAAATTCATGGAAGTCATGGGCTTTGTCCCTAGCGATTTTAAAGTCACGCTGTCCGACGGTGTTGACAGAGAGGTGTACGTATGCCAGCAGCACTGCCAATAATCGCAGTAGCCGCAGGTGTTAACGCAGCAACACAGATATACGGCACAATACAACAGAACAAACAAGCTAAGCGTGAGAACAGAGCTAGACAGGCTATCGAGAATCGTAGAGCACAGCGTGAGCGTGTTGCTTCCGTGCGTGAGTCACAGATACTTGCTGCTCAGTCTCAAGTCTTGAGTGAGAACCTCGGTGTAGGTCAAAGCTCTGGAGCTGAAGGTGTTCAATCAAGTATTGGCAGCACTGCTGCAAGTAATCAATCGTTCGTTAACCAAGTACAAGACCTGAACGAGATACGTTCAGATGCAATGGCAAGGTCTGCTAAGATAAGTAACACTGTTCAAGCTATACAGGGTGTATCAAACGCAGTATCATCAGCCTAACACCGGTGTCAGGATCTAGCTCAATGCTTGTGATGAAACCGTAAGGACCACCTGGCTCCTCAAACACATCTACTACGGTAAATGGTACATCAGCATTAGGACCTGACGTAAACGAACCTTCAGTTCCTACGTTTAAGTCAACAGGTTCATCTGTGAAGACAACTGTACTTGTTATGCTAAGGATATTGACAGCCTCGGTGATGGATGTAACACCTACACTGAACTCAGAGATTGGATCGCCAAGTGCACCTGTAGATTCGAGCTTACGTTCAGCGTACCATCCAGCGTTGTACAGATTGTAACGATGCTCTTCTGTCATCACACCTGTACGTTGACCTATACGTAAACCATCCGGTAACAGTTTGAAGTCACGGATGTACAGATCTAAAGAGTACGTCTTTATCTCAGTATCACCAGTCTTGTCTAGTACGAACAATCTAGAACCAGATGCAACGAACAACTTATCCCTAAGAGCTGACACTTGTACGTACGTGCTGTACGTAGGTGTGAACTCTGTTGGAACGTAACCCTCTGCCAGTTTAGCGTACGGTTCGAAGTCGTCAAGGAACACGAACACTGTATCCCTACGTCCATCGTGTGTAACCATCTCTTGGTACACATCAACGATAAGGTTCTGGTCCGCCCAGTGGAACCTCGTACGAAGTACAGGGTCATTAGTGCTAGGCTTTGTATAACCTGAGACGTATTCAAATCCCTTACGTTTAACACGAGTACCTGTGGCGAGGTCGAACACAAAGTTCAACTCGTCCTGACAGGCTTGCTCCTCTCCAAGGATAGGGGACCTCTCAGTTATAAGTCCTTTAACAAGACTTGTGTAGTCTTTCTCGCCACGTACTTGCATGTATTAACCCTTCAGTGCAATGTATCTATCGATAGCTTGTTGTGCATTAACCACGCTGGTGTACACACCCGTTAACTCAGCTGGAGTCTCGCCGCCTTTGTCGTAACCTATGATCAAAGTACCATCGGGGTTACGTTTATAAACAAGCTTGCGTTCTTGTAGCCGCTTATCATCTGCACTTTTAACTGCTGCCATTATCGTCTTCCATATTTAGGTTTAGAACTGCCCTGTGAACCCGAGCGCCTGTGGTCCTGTTGTAATTTAATTCGGGATGCTCGTGCTCTCTGTGCTACACGAGGTAGTGGCTCGCTTCTCATAATCAACGCTGCCTCATCCACAAAATTATCTAAATACATTTGCTCAAGGTGAGCAGGTACTTGAATTAAGTAATCATCTTCGAGTGTGAACGAGGGGACAACTGTAGCGTACAACCTGCAACGTGAAGCTACAACTGTTGTGCTCTCTTCTATATCCCAACTGTCAAGTACAATCGTCTGATCGTCAAAGCTAGTCCAGAACTGAGGCTGTCTGTTATTGTACACAACGTACTCGGCACCTGTGTCCTCTGTTACAACAACAGCACCCACGTCCTCGCCAGACCTACCACGCAGTAGTTGTAGAAACTCTCTAGGTTGTATGTAAGTCAGCTGGTAGTACGATGTACGATCATCGTCACGATTGTATTCTATCAAACTCTCCTGTATACGCTGCACTTTCTCAGGGATATACAAGTGGGTTGGTCTTGATAAGTCAGCCAGACTTTCAAGCGGGATAACTTTACCGTGTGGTTTGAAGTTATCTATGTCAGAAAACAAACGTAAGTACGTATCACGAGCAATACGTGCTGCTCTGTACGCCTCATCTGTCTCGGCAATACTGTCCACCATGAACCCATCTACAGCGTTCAGGTACGTACGTACTGCTTCTAATAGTGTTAGGGCCATAGCTCCTCCACAAACAAGAAAGGGGCCTTTCGGCCCCTGCTCTTAGGTAGCGTAGCGAACTACGATTCGTGCGTGACCTGTAGTTGGCGTACCACCTTTAACAACGGTGACAGTTCCAACAGTAGTACCTGTTGCGCCAGCGAAGTCTGTGGATGTCAATGCAGGTTTAAACTTACCTACCGTTAACGGACTTAAAGCTAAGTCAGATGAACCGCCATTTAAGTCCAGCGCTAAGGTAGCTGAACCGTTAAACGCTTCACGTACCTCAACAACAACTTCCTCGATTAACCACTGAGGTAATAACTTACCTGCGTAATCACGAGAGTACTCTTCAGCCGTAACTTCGAACACTAACTCTTGACGAGAACCTAATGTGCTATTACGACCTTTAGAACCACCTACGTTAAACGTACCGTAGTTCTTGCCAACACCTAAGCCAGCTGGGTTTGATTGCCAAGTCATATTAATTCCTTGTTAAGGCGCTTACAGAGAAGCGCCAGTGATAACGATGCCGTACGTATCTTTACGCTGCACACCCATACCGAAGCGAGCACGTTGCACGAACTCATCACGGGCCATGTCTTTGTTACGACCTGATTCAACAGAAGGCATCTGTCTCCAAGCAGCCATCAAAGGTTTAGTCTGGTCATCTACGACTGACATGAAGATGTTTGCAACAGCATCAGTCACCGCAGTAGTACCATCACTGAAAGAACCCTTAGGTAAACGGTTAGAGGTGATTACGTTCCAGCCAGCGATGTTCATCACGAACTGGTGATCACGAGAGAAACCGCCTTCTAAGATGTCTTGCAGAACAGGGTTACTGTCTACGTTGTAAGTACCTTGGAACAGACCTTGTAAGGTGTGTGCAACGATAGGGTCTACAACTGCAATACGGCCAGCGTAAGGAACCTCAGCTTTATCGAAAGCTAACTTCATACGATAGAAGTGGTCTAACGTAATCTTGTTACCAGTACCTGTAGCTGCTAAGCGACGAGGTAAACCGTTAACGTTGTTAGCGTTAGCGTTAGTCTGACCAGCGTTCAGTGTAGCGAACGCACGAGTCTCGAAGTACTCTTGAATCTTACGAACTTGGTCTGCACCATAAGCTGCAATCAGTGCATCTAACTGGCTAGAGTCCTGACGCATCTTATCAGTTACGTACCAACCGTTACCGATGTAGTCAGTGATCTGTAACTGGATGTTACCAGATTCGATTGGGTTATAAACAATCGGAGTATCTTCAGCTATATCT